CGACAACAGTTCCAGCGATTACCTTGCCAACAAAGCGGAAAGAATTGCCGATGCCGGAAGCCAACCTCCGAAGCAATGACGCAGGCTTTGTGGACTCGGCCAAGCGTTTACGCATATCATCAACTCGATACTGCGCATCTCGTATCTGAGCCACATATTGTTTCAGTTGAGTTGAATCAAGTGCCGGTGCAAAAGCGGTGCCTGTATTCTCCATCTGAGCTTTAGCAGCCTCGAAGCGGTTTAACTTTTCTTCTGCAACCTGTATATCATACTGAAGTGTGCGCCACGCACGGGAGTTCTTATCAACCCCTGTGGCTTCCATCTTGTCCTGACGGTCATACAGACTAAACAGCTTTTTCTCTGCCTTGGAAACCTCATTACTGAGCTGCTTATATTCGTCTGTAGGCACTTGAACTTCAGACATTTTTCTCAAGCGGCGAACAAGATTGTCTCCTGCTTCATCCGCTTCGGATGCTTTATTCGCAAAGGCATCCATTGCGCCCTCATTTCCATCCAGAGCTTTATCGAAAGCCGGGCCCAGCTTATCGATGGAAGCAACCACCTTATCAATTTCTTTCTGGATAGAAGAAACTGATTCTTTCGGCAGTCTGGTATCAAAACCGGGAGTAGCTGTCTGATCGCCTGCGCTCGACATCTGATCCTGCAAATCTGCAATCGTTTGTTCGAGGGCTTGGACTTGATCTTCAAGCTCGGAAACGCGCGAATCAGCTCCCATAGCTGCAGTTTCAAAGGCCTTTAGTCCATCAGGATCAAGATCGGCGCTTTGGTTAGCTGCCGCGAGTTTGGTTTCCAGCTCGGAAACAGTAGCAGAAAGGCTCTGAGCCTTAGCTTCCAGACTTTGTACGGTGCCTTCAAGCTGCTGCACTCTGGCATCCGACGTGCTGGCTGCTTTCTCGCTGCCCGAGAATGCAGATTGCATAATCGTACCGAGCTGCTTTATTTCTTTCGTGAGAGACTTAATGGCTGACAGCAGTTCAGAGCTGCCAGCCTTAAAACCCTCGGAGTTAAGGTCGGTATCTATGATAATAGAACCGTCAGAGTGTTCAGCCATAATGTCACCGCCCTCTATCAGCCGAGCAGCGCATTCAACCTATCCTTTGCGGCCTGTTCTTCTTCGGTCAACTTTGCTTTAAGCACACAGATGTCCTTGTTTGCCTGCCAGAACTCCCGCTCCCATTTCTCCAGCTTTTTGCCTTTCGCCTTTTTGGTGCGAATGCTCAAGACATTGGAGAATACGCCGTCGTTGATCTCCATGAAATAGCCCATAAACGTCCACCAGTGGATATAATCCGTTGATCTCGTTTCAAAGCCTGCGACATGGTTAACAGCCGGGAAGATGATGGCCTCATCCTGCTCCCAATCCATCGTTCGCGGTGATTTTCGAGTGTCCGGCTCCATACCACAATCGATAAAACGCAAGGCCGCTTTGAAAGCGGCCTCATACATTTCAGGTGGCAGAGAATCAAAATCCTCATAGAGAACGAATAGGCAAACGTATATCTTTTCGTTGGATTCCAACTCAGGATCGCCAAATGCAGTGATAATCCTCAGAATATCACGAAAATCTGTACGTATTGCATATTCTTCGCCGGAGATGATCAGGCTTTTAGGCAACTCGCCAATCATGCGTGACTGTTCCTGTGCTTGGCGCCTTTATAACCCTGCGTGTAGCGGTTCACCCGTTTGCTGATCTTATTGGTCTCGCGGTCGAACTGCGCGGCGATAAACTTGCCAACCGACTCAATGGCGGTTTCGCAATAGAAAGAGCCGCCCACAGGGGAGAAGGGGTGCATCTTGCCGAAGAAGGCTTCAGACATATTACCACCAAACATAAAGTCACAGGCCTCATACAGCCGCTTTTCAGCAGTGTGCAGAGCTTCAACACCGGCGGTATTCTGCTCATCAGCAGTGCCGTCAGCGTTGATGTTCACATGTTCGAGCGGTGCGGTAATCTCATCAAACGTGCCTACAATCTTGTTGTAGCGGTCGATGATACCGATGTCCGTAGGCCGAAAATAAAACACGCCGATTTCCTCGCCGTGCTTATTGCGGATAGGTACTTTAACGCTACCATCGTCAATGACGATCTCGGTAATATTCTTCTTCATGTTCTCATCCATGTTTTTTTTTGCCTCCTTATTAAAATCGGGGTGCGGAAATGGATAACCGCACCCCGAAAGAACTTATACTACCACGGATAGCTTATTCAGCAGGCGTAGTAGTCTCAGGCGTAAACGCCTTAGTAGCCACGTCAAAGGTACCCTTGACGCGATTGCCAGCGTTGTAAACAGTGAAGGGAATCTGTACGCCGGAAGTGTCGCCGCCAATGCTGTTGGGGACAACATAGCAATCTTCACGATAGGCCCAAGCGACAGAGCCGTCCTCATTCAGGAGAACGTCAATCTTGGTGGACTTGCAGTCATCACCATTCAGACGCTCATTGGCAACCTTTGCAAGCTGCTCAAACAGAGGATCGCCGGTATAGGCGTAGAAGGGATCAACCTCAGACTGGACTTCGTAGCCGTTGTGAACAACGTTCTGCTCGCCCAGAATGTTCTTGTTGATCTCAATATCGGGGTTCAGCTCCTCGTTGAACTCCTCAAGGTCTTTGCCCAAACGGACATAGCTGGGCGCAGCAGCATTGAACGCAGCATCGATGTAATGCGCAAGATACTTACGTTCAATCTTCTTGGTAGTAGTGGTATCAGGCATTTTGCTTCACTCCTTACTTGTCGTATTCTGCTTCATACCTGAGCGTAATCGCAATCACCCAATCTTCTATACCATCCTGATAGGCAGAATTAAGATGACTGGGATTTGTGCGAGTGATGGCCTTAATAACGCGACCTTGCTCAAGGGCCGGGTATTCGGCGAGCTGATGTACTTGCTCGAGTATCGGGACGAACCCATCGACTTGCAGTACTCACAGACGTTT